AAGGTTTGCAACGTACTCGTGGTCATCGTACTTGCTAGAGTCATAGACATCTTCGCCGTACTCTTTCTTGGAGTCTTTCTCGTATTCGTAATCGCTTTTATCCATGATGCTTCCAGCCGCTGAAGTTGAGGACAACTTTCTGTTTGTTTAGTGCTTTAGGTGAGTGCAGCGACATCATCAGCGCATCACCCATGTTAGGACTCGGTAACCGATACGGAGGCTTAGCCATCTCCGCTTTGCTTAATATCTGTATCTTACCAGCATTGTTGCGTTTCAGTGGTATGCGGCAGACCTCAGCTCTGAGCTGATCCAGTACCGCTATCTCAGAGGACAGACTGATCATCTCCTCTGGATTAACGTACTCACCTTTGGTCACTGCTCTGTGCGTGGCCTCGAACCTATCTCTTAGCCGCCACCAGAACTGCGCTCGCTTGTTCCTGAAGGTCTCACGGTTAGTCTTGTTGCGCTCAGTGCCACCGCTGGTGTACGGCATCTCTGGGTCTTCTGCGGCCTCTGAGCCTTTGAACATCGAGTAAGTGATACCGTTCTTGCCAGCCAGCGCCTGATCTACCTGACGCTTGAGAGAGACACCCAGACCGTCCGCATCCCAGAGGAAGTGGTCAGCGTTAGCCTTCAGCGCCTTATCCAGCGCCCAATCCATGCCTTCCGCTGCGTCACCTGTCACCATCTCGCAGACATCTAGGATCACGTTGCCATGCCTCAGCACAAAGCCTTTGCTGTCACCGCCTTCATCAGAAGGATCGTGAGACGCAATGATAGCGCCTTCAGGCTTCCAGCCTAGCTTCACATGAGCATCTATCGCTGATAAGAACCACTCCACAGGCACTATACTGTCACTGTTCTCATCATACGTCTCGCCTTCCCAAACGTGAGAGTACAGAGCAGGAGACATATGCTCTTGGTCATAGGCTCGCTCTTGCTCCAAGACTTCTGGGAACGCTGGGTTATCGTTGTAGTTCATCCAGATGATCGTATGCTGCTTATCCTGATACACGCCATCACGCCGTAGCTCTTTCTCGAATGGCTTGATGAATCGCAGATAAAACGGATCAGCGGCAGACCTTGGGTTAGCTGCCATCCAGATCTCTGAACCTGCCGTCCTGAGCGTAGGAGTCAGTGCCTTGAGGCTGGCCTCTGAGATTGTCTGAGCTTCGTCCACAAACACACGGCTGAAGTTGTGGTAGGACTTTACACTCTCTGGTGAGCGAGCTAAACCGATGTATTTAAACGCAGTCTCGCCGCCGTAGCGGATCTCATTGCGCTGAACCTCAAAGCCTTTCAGGTCTAGCCGTTCTATCTCAGCACACAGCAGCGTATGAATGGAGTCATCTATTGATGCTTGGAACTCACGAGCGCAGAGAGTCTTGATGCCTTGCGTCTGAGCTGCTAGTAGACACAGATCACCCATCGTCATGCTCTTCCCGCTGCCTCTGCCACCGATGCAAATCTTGTATCGGGCTGGCTTCAAGAACGGAAGCATCTTCTTGGGTATCTGCATTTTCGGCATTATTCGTACTTCACAGTATTCTTTTTCTGCTTAGCCTTAGCCATTGCTATGGCGATTGCCTGATTCTGTGGCTTGCCTGCCGCCATCTCTGTTTTGATGTTCTTGGAGATGGTCTTTTTGCTCTTTCCTTTCTGTAGTGGCATTTCCGAATATCCTCTCAAAGTTTGCTTGGAATTCTTTCTGGCTCACGCTGTACGGCCTCGGCCTTGATCCTTTGCTCACTCCATAACCTCTATTGTCCAGTGAGTATCAACGTCCATCTGGATAGGCTTGCCATCAGCACCTGTATGCTCTGTCCTGCTCTTCTCTGTCCATCCTAGCGTCTGGCTGAGATAGAGCTTCAGACTTGGGAAATCCTTATCAATGATAGCCTTATCCCGAAGCGTCTTAGCCGCCAGTACGCCATCCTTGTATCGGCTCTTGGTATAAGCGGCAAAAACTCGCTCATCTCTTTTTAAGATGTCGCGTAAGTTCCTGACAGATATATCAAAATAGACTGCAAGCTGATCCTGAGTTAATGCCGGAGCAAGCTCTTTGATCTCTTCTATCTCTTCGTCTGTAAACACTCGTTCAGGTCTTGCCATTTTGCTTCTCTGCTTGGATATCCATCATAATATCTATAGCTCTAGCTAGGAATATACGAGACTCTCTACCTAAGTTGGGGAAGTCTTGCATAATCTTGCCTACCCATTCAACGCTCCAATTCTCTACCTTGAATCGGTCTTTCATGTTGTGGCACATGATACAGCTATCTACCATGTCTTTTCCTCCCAGCCTTGCAGGGATTGGGAAGTGGTCTCTTTCTATGTCCTGCTTGATTTTCCCTACTTGGAGAGTTGCGTCACAGTAGAAACAGGATCTGAATACCTCTTGTTTTTGCTTAGCCATCAGAGAAACTCCTCTGGCTTGCTTACCTCAATGATTGTCTGTGGAATATCTAGCGCAGTTCTAAGCTCTCTCCGAGCCATTGCTGCTACATACTCTTTATGATCTTTATAGCGAATCTTCTCGCCTTTGGCCTTAGCACTATCGTAAATGACAATAAGCCAATCATCAGCCTCCTGCGTCTTTTTGAGCAGAAACTGTTTGTCTGGCGTGAATTCTTTACTCCGCTCAAACAGGTCTCCTATTTTGAGTCCTATCGATTCTACCACACTATCACCTTTTGCGCTGCAAGAGAAACAATAGAATAGGAGCTTCTGGCCTTCAGGCGTGTCGGTTACAGTGACTGACATAGAAGGATTGGAGTCGTCATGCACAGGACAGCAGGCAGTCCACTTGTGAGTTCCTAGCTGCCTTACCTTGTCGAGCCTATCTAATACTGGTGAGTACCATTCAATCATGCTCGCTTGCTCCATGCTATTTGACGGCTCTTGATCCAGCTTAGTGCCTCTGGGATTGGCTGTCTGCCTATCTGCTTCAGGCCATTAGGAGCGCAGGAGAAGCACTCAATATACTTATGGTACGCCCAGCCTTTCTTGTAGTTATGCTCGTAACCGTAGTGCAGCAGTGATGAATACCACTCTTGCTTCTGCTCCTTGGTCAGCGTCTTGCGCCTTGTCTCGGCAGGCGACAGGTTCTCTGCCTTCACGAGCTGTGTGCCGTCATCCTTGAGCGTTGGAGTGCCTACAGGAAGCTCCCATCCGCACTTACAACGGAGTCCTGTGAAAGCTCCGCTGCACTGTTTGCAATTGTGAAGGATAGGTTCTTTAGGCTCAGTCTTGGTTTGCTTGCGCTCTTGGTAGTTCCTATCACCAGAGTGCAGCTCTGAAGGCACAAAAGACTCAGGATAAGCGCCAAAATGAGCCAAATTGCCAGCGTGATCAAGCACAATCGCTCGCTCCTTATCAGGATGAATGCGCCATATGCGGCCTATTCTTTGAATCCAAGTGGTCAAACTGCGAGTCCTGAATGTGTCTATCAATATTTCCACACCAGAATCGTCCCAACCTGTATTCAGGATGCGGCTGTTAATCATCACCTTGTACACGCCATCCTCAAAGTCTTGATACTTCAGCTCTCTGGTAGCCTGATCGTCATAGCCATCAATGTGTACAGCTATCTCTTGGCCTAGCGTCTGATTAAATCGCTCTACTAGGCTCTTGCTGTAGGCTATGGATGGCGCAAAGCATACGGCTCGCTTGGTCAGGCCATTAGAGTGCTTGACGTAGTTGTCCACAATATCACCAGCCAGCGTGTCATCTTCCTGCATACGCTTGCCCAAGTCTTCAGCATCATAATCATGATCGCCTGTGTGTGACTTCTTGAGCTTCAGATCAGAGACATCAACTGTCCTGCCGTGGTAGTAATCAGTAGGACAAAGCCAGCCAGCGTCTATTAGATCCTGCGGAGTGGTAGTGACTATCAGGTCTTCCCATAAGCCTTCAGAGGCCATACCACGGCTATAAGGCGTGGCGGTAAGTCCGATGAAGGTAAGGTTGTTGAATCGCCTCATTTGGTCTAGCAAGCCTTTATACATATTGTGCGCCTCATCTATGATCGCTATGTCATAGGTGAAGTGGTTGCGCCTGACGGCTGTGGCTGTGCTGACGATCTGAATGTTTTCATTGGGATCGTACTTAGGACTGTCGCCTTGAAGCACTGAGTAGCTTGCTCCAAGGCTCTTGAAGGTTTCTTCAGTCTGGCTTAACAACTTCAATCTATCGCAAAAAAACGCTACTCTGATTTTTGGGTTCTTTTTTACGGCCTTCATAGCTATGTAACAGGCAATGATCGTCTTGCCCATAGAGCAAGGCGCACTGAGGATGACTCGCTTGTTACCAGCTCTGAGACTGTCACGCAGCGCGTCAATGGCTACCGTCTGGTGAGGTCTAAGGCTGATCATGAGGCTCTAGCTCCTTGCAGACATCATCATAGATGCCTTTGTAGTCAGGATGACCATAGCGGCTAGAGCCGTCAGCCATTTGGTAAGTGCGCCAGAGCGCAACGTCAGAGCAGTAGCGGAACTCAGCGGCCTTAGCCTCTTCAAAGTCCGAGCCTCCAGCTATCAGCAATCCTACAACGACAAAGACTCCAGCAGCTATACCAATTAGATTACGCATCGTGCGTCCTCCTGTGCTGCCTGAGCATACATCTGGGCGCGATACTCAGGATAGGTTACTTCCCAGACCTCTTCTTTAAGACGATCCCAATCACGGCTAAACATACGTCCTAACTTCTGGTCAGCGACTTCATGACCGTAACACTCAACGAACTCAGGATAATTAGCAACCATGCTGCCCATGACCAGTGCGTCTAGCAGCTCGTTTGTTTGGTCTAAAGTAAATTCCATCATGTTACTTCTCCAACTGATAATGTTTGCGAACGGCTGTTCTTAGGTAAGCTGCGGCAGTGTCCATCAAGGTTTTCTGCAAGACTTTCTGCGCCTTGCCTACTTCTTCGAGGTTGCCATAGGCAAGAGAGACAATCATGCGAGCGGCATCGCCGCCGTCCATGTATTCAAAAAGCGCGGCATCGAGGTTGTCAGCAGCGTCACAGGACAAGAAAAGATGATCAAGAATGTCATCACGGTCAGGTTCAGGCAAAGAGTCCATATCGTAGTAAGGATCTAGGCCAAGCTCTTCTACTTTATCAACGATCTGGTTGTAGCTAAAAGACATACGTTTTCTCCGTCAGGACAAATTAGTGGTTTTTTTTTGGTCAATCTGTCCGTAAACCATCTACGGACAAATTCACAGATTTTTTCGGCTGATTTGTCCTTGACTAAAGGAACATCAACCATTCATCAGGATGCTTGCTGAACTTCATGCCAGCCTTGATTAGCTCCATGCGATCTGGAGTCTCTACCACAGGCCGTGTGCAGATAGCTGGAACGGCTTGGAACATACCGCAGCCATTGGCTCGGAACAGAGCAGCAGAAGCCTCATAGCTGCCTTCTGGCGCATCGTAAGCCTCTGGCTCGTGGAATACGTCTTGGTCATAAGGTTCGCCGCAATGTGGACAATAAACATCAAACATAACTTTTCTCCGTCAAGAGTGATGCGCCTCCGAAAAGGCGCGGTTGGTTTAACATCCGTTCCTAAGATAAAGATCAAGAAACTTTTCCTGCTCGTTTCTTGGCAGGCAATTTACTTCCGTATCTAACCAAACTGCTTGTTCTGGAGTGATATCCTCTCCCCAGAAGTTTGCGATGCTTAGTAGCGATTTTGCGTTATACATTTGATTTTCCATAATTTATCTCCGTCAAGAGTGATGCGCCTCCGAAGAGGCGCTTGGTTTTAGGCTGCTTTTTCTTTTTTGCGCTCAAGCTCTTGTGCTACAGCGATAATCACCGCTAGTGGAGTCAGCTTGCCGTACAGGTAGTAATAGCATCGTACAAACTCAGTTCCAACGTGATTGATTACCATGTGAGGATTGACATAGACATCAAGACCGCCAAACAGCTCAGCGACTTTGATGCCTTCAGCAAACTGCTGCTTACGCTTTTTAAGTAGGTCGCTCATAAAAGACTTAACCTCAGCGTCTTTTACTTCTACCTCGGAAAGCTCCTTAGATTCTTTAATGATTGGCGTATCTTTAACAAGACCGCGCAGCTCTACCAGCATAGCCACTATCGAAGCGTTGTCACCGTAGAACTCTGAGTGCTTATCTAAACGCACATTGTGAAGCTCAAAAGGAGTATCGAATCCACTGCGAACCTGTGAGTAAGCTCTGTTAAGAGCCTCAAATGCTTCTTTCTGACGAGCTTTGCAGTTAAAGCCTGCTTCTACTAAACGATTAGCCATTTCCACATAAAACTCTACAGTTCGGCCTGCGTGTCCAGTGGCCTTGTTCATCTCTAAAACTATGTTTCCCATCATGTTTCTCCTTAAGACGAGCAGCGTTGTGCGACTCCATGTAAAGCATTCTACAGTAATCACACACTGTGTCCACAACTTTCACACTTATTTAAGGAAAAAAGTCATTTAGATGGTTTGGGACACCTTAGTATCCTACAGGAGCATAATCCACAGGTTTCAATTGCCAGAACTCTTCATCATCCGTGATTACTGAGTCAAGTCACCATCGTGTCCGCTAAACTGGTTTGTCGCCATCACTCTGCTGCTCAGGCGCGATCCCATCAATCTCGGAAACCTTGTGCTATCTGGGCGTTTCAGGCTACCCATAGGCCATATCGCTGAGTTACGGTCAGGATTTATCACACCGGATTGCCAGTGTACTCCACTTTGCTAGTGATATACAATACCCATATGTGCAGGCGGCATGTAGTGAATGCCACTATATCTTGTCCTCCGTCAGCAAGCCGTTTCTCCTTCGGGCTGTCTGCACACCTACTTTGTTGACACCTCCAAAAAACCTCTATACACTTCCAGACTCATTCATTCTTGACGGAATCTAAAAATGGAAAATAATCACTTCTGGACGGCTTTTTTTGCCGCGCAATCAAACTTCACTTCTCCCAAGAAATCAGGCATTAACGGCTTTGCTAATGGTCACAAGTACCACAAGCTAGAAGACCTCTTGCCTGCTGTACACACGGTCTTATCTGAGCAAGATATATTCTTTCGTTTTGAAGACATTAACTGTGATGAAACCGCTGGAACTAGGATATGGATGCAACATATGCCCAGCGGACAACAGTTCACTCAGGAATGTTTGGTAGATAAGAAGATGCGTGACGCTCAATCCTGTGGCGGCTGTTATACCTACGCTAAACGCTACATTCTGTGCAGTCTATTTCTGGTATCAGATCCTAAGCTAGACGATGACGCTGATCGCGCCACTCACGGCGACCGCAAGCAAAAGCCAAAGATCGCTTCTGATTCTCGCATAGCTAAGATCAAGAAAGACCTTGCAGAGATTAAAATTAGTGAAGAACGAGCGCTTCAACTGGTAGGAGCTGAGACTTGGATACTGAGTCTTAATCAGGCTGACCAGCTTGAAATGGCTATCATCAACAAGAAGTCTCAATGAACAAGACCGAAACTACCTGCGATGTCTGCGCGAAATCTAAGCCGCGCAGCAATCGCTGGTGCAAAGAGTGTATAGCTTTGCATTGTTTAGCTAATTCCTTATGGAGAGTACGTTATGACGAGAGTGATTTATTGCGAACAAGGAAGTCCAGAATGGCATCAAGCGCGATGCGGTATTATCAGCGCCTCAAATATGAAATCTTTGTTTACGAGTCGAGGCGAGAAGACAGCATCGGGCGTGAGAGAGACCTACCTGAATCAAGTGATAGCTGAGCGCCTTATGCAAAAGCCTATGGATACGTTCCAAAGCTACGATATGGAGCGTGGTACTTTGCTAGAAGCTCAGGCCAGAGCCAACTTTGAAATGTACCTTGACGTTACCGTCCAAGAAGTTGGTTTCCATATGCACGATGACTATGACATAGGATGCTCACCAGACGGATTATTTACTCTTGATGGGAAAATAGAGACCGGAGTTGAGATCAAATGCCCCAAGGCAAACACTCACGTTAGGTATATGCGCTCCAAAAAGCTGCCTACTGAGTACGTCCAACAAGTGCAATCTACCATGTATATCATGGGTTTTGACGTTTATTACTTCATGTCTTACCACCCAGACCTGAAGCCCATAATTATTGAAGTAAAACGCGATAATGAACTGATAG